GCTCTGCTCGGCTTGTCAGCTTATAAATATAACAAAACAGACGAAAGCGAGGAATAATTATGGCAAAGAAAATCTATCTCAGTCCGTCAAATCAGAACAGAAACACCTATGCAACGGGCGGTACAAACGAAATGGCTCAGTGCGACAAAATCGCCGCTGCAACAGCCAAAGCTCTCAAGCGTTGCGGTTTTGAGGTTATGGTCGCAAAGTCGGGAACGCTTATGCAGACACGCTGTCCCGAATCGGACAAGTTCGGTGCAGACATTCATATGCCGATTCACACCAACGCTTTTAACGGCAAATACACAGGCGGTACAAGAGTTTTCTGCCTGAACTCAAACGGCAGAAAGGCTGCCGAATCGGTGAAAAATGCCCTCGGAGCAATATCGCCCGGCAAGGATGATTCGGTCAGCTACAAAACCGATCTCTACGAAATCAATGTGCCGAAGGCTTTGTCAGTATATGTTGAGTGTGAGTTTCACGACACCGTGACAGGCTCGGATTGGATACGCAAGAATACAGTTGCAATCGGAGAGGCAATCTGCAAGGGTATGTGTAAATACTTCGGCTATAAGTATAAGTCGGCAAGCTCATCAGGCACAACAAAGCCTGCACAGACTGCAAAGCCGACAACATCAAAGCCGAGCACATCAAAAGCGTTTAAGCCGTACATTGTCAGGATTACCGCAAATGACGGTGTGAACATCCGCAAAGGTGCAGGCACGAACTATCCCGTGTGTGGCTCAATCCCCAAGGGCGGAGCGTACACGATCGTAGCCGAAAAATCAGGCACAGGCGCAAAAAAGTGGGGCAAACTCAAGAGCGGTGCCGGCTGGATTGCCCTTGATTACACTGCGAAAATCAAATAAATACATAACAAAACCAAACACATAATTGCAAAAACTCCCCTCACACAGTCATTGAAGATAGGTGAGGGGAGTTTGTTATTTGTAAATTTAATGATTTTGCATAATATCGCATTTTTTGAAAGCCTGAAAGTACCGATTATATCTGACTTTTCCTGCCTTGCATTTGCCTAACATTTTACCTGTTTTTTCCTGTATTTCGGTGTATTTTAGCGTTAAAAAGATATAAAAAATAACCGCACCAAAAAGCTAAAAACTGGCTTTCTAATGCGGTTTTTTCTATGGTCGAGGTGACAGGACTTGAACCTGCGGCATCTTGGTCCCAAACCAAGCACTCTACCAAACTGAGCTACACCTCGAAATGTTGTTTAATAACAACAGCTTGATTATTATATACCATATTTTCGGATTTGTCAACATGATTTTCGTTTTTTATTCAAAATTAATTCAAATATTTTGAAAATCACCATAAGACAGACCAAAAATGTGGTACAAAACAGCCGTCCCTGCATAAGAAACGGCTGTTGGTGCAGGTAACTTGCAAGGGGGATAGGAATGGGGAAAATGGGGGATTTTGTTAGCTATATGTAAGCTACGGAACATAATTATGAACAATTCAGGATAATATAAGACTATATTTTGTTGATTGCGTTCACTAATTCTTTTGGGTTTATGTGGGTGTAAACCTTTTCGGTCAAGTCCATTTTCGACTTGTGACCGACTATTTTTTTGATGATTGTGTGGTTTACATTTGCCGATACAAGCATTGAAATGCAGGTGTGTCTTGTTTCGTGTATGGTGTGGTCAAATCCTAAATCATTTTGCAGAGGTGTCCAGTAGTTGCGTTTAAAGTTATCGTATTTCAGCGGCTTGCCATTGGTATTATTCAGAACATATCCACATTGAGAATCGCTGATGAATTTCTGCCAAAACGGCAGTACTTTGTCTGCTATAGGCACGGTTCGTACACCTGAATCTGTCTTTGAACTTTCAACAAAGAAAGTTTGTTCGTCAAGGTTTACATTTGAAATTTTCAGATTGAGCAATTCAGACACACGCACTCCCGAATAAATCAGCATAAGCACTATTTTTACCGAATCAAGATTTGAATATTCCCACAAAAGATTTATTTCGCTTTCCGAAAACTCCCTGCGTGCTCGTTTTGTTTCATCTGACTTGGCATTGATTTTCAATTTTTCTGCAAGATTGTTATGGAGCATATCGTGAAATATGCAGTATTCGTAGATTTTGTTCAACAGAATTTTAATTCGCCTAACCGATTGATAACCGTTGTGGCAGTTATCGAGAACTCGTTGCATATCAATGATTTTTATATCGGACATCTTGCGATTGTATAACATTGAGCATTGTTTGTATGCCGCATTATACTGTCTTTTGGTGTTCGGATTTGTGTCTTCAGTGATGAACTCCTTGTACCAAAGTTCATAAATTTCTGAAAAAGTGCGTCTTGCCGAATCAACATCAAACGGGTTTTGATTGTAATCAGCAAGAGCGTTCAGAGCTTTCGGCTTGTTGGGAAAGTAGCCTATAACTCTGCGTTCCTGATTGCGTGTTTCTTTGTTGTATCCTATTGTCACGCAGGCAACCCACGGATTGCGCCTGTTTCCGCTCAGCTTATAAACAGAGCCGTAGCCGTTAGGCAGTTTCATTTTATACACTCCTTTTGCTTAAAAAAGGGTGCAAAAATCCCTTGTGCTTTAAATTACTTGAAAAACACAAGGGAATGTGATACAATTATTTTGCGTGTAATCGTATCATCTGCACCCTGTGTGGATGATTCCGCTCTGTTCGAGGACCAGTCGAGCAGGGCGGTCTTTTTTTATTTTATAGTTTATTCAGAAACCTTTGCCTTACCTTGTTTGAGCTGTTCAGCTATTTTTACAAAATTAAGCATAGGTAATATAATCTGACCTGACGCAAAAGATAAAGATGTCATATTTATTATATGGGAACGAGCTATTGAATACAGAGATGAATTACCGTTAAGGAACAACATCTGTTCAAACATTTCCTTGTCGTCACCGTCGAATTTGAAGATACCTTCAACAACAATTGAAAATTCTATCTTCTTATTTGATTTTTTGCTTTTTGTTATTGAATGGATCCTAAGTTGTAAAACACCGACATAGGCGTCGTCACGCTTTTCAACAGCGTTTCCCACATTGCCTAATTCTAATGATGTTTCGGTATCTTCTTTTGACGGAAGAGTTACAAAGTCATTTTCTATGGTTAATTCAGGAACTCTTGTATTTAATAATTGTAATGTAGCTAATGAATCTCTTATATCCATAATTATTAACCTGCCATTTCTAAAAGAGATAAATATTTAAAGTCATTTAAATCAATCTTTGATAAATTTGAAATATCCGATTTATTCAACTCTAAACTAATATCCTGAACATTGTCCATTATATTGTCTTTAAAAATTTCAAAATTACAGTCCAAATCCAGCTTTTCTAATATGTTACAAATGCTTTCAATGGTAAAATTATAATCACCGCTCTCCCATTTTGAAACCATTCCTTGTGTAACGCCCATAAACTTAGCAAATTCTTTCTGTGTCATATCTCTGTTGCATCTTTCAATTGCAATTCTTGATGATATATCAGAAATAATATAAGCGGCTTTAATTTCAGCCTTGGATAAGCTGTCGGCAAAAGTTTGAATAAAGTCTGTCATAGTGTTTGTGTTTTTCATTTTATGCTCTCCTTATATCGTTCTTGTGCTATTGGTATCGCATTTTTGTAATTTGTTTTCTGCTTTCCACCTCGCTCGTAAAAACCATATAACAGTATGGTACCGTTACTGTCTATTGAATATAATATTCTAATGTTTGCCTGCATTTTTATTCTCATAGAATACAAATTACTGCTGCCTTTTAAACTTTCAAAAATATTTGACTTTTTTAACGGTGCCATATCTTTAAATTCATTTAACAAATTAAGATTGGTCATAAACTTTTTAAGAAAAGAAGCTGTGTTACCGCTTTTTTTAATTATATCGTTTATATCAGAAAACAAGTCATCGTGAAATCTGATGTTTTTAAAGCGTTCATTCAGTTCCTTTTTTAGGTTCATCTCATTCATATTTTATGTTCCTTGTGAATATAATATTACTTATAGGTAATAAAATCAAGCTTTTTCAAGAAAATTTTGAAAAAACAATTTATTTTACTGTAAAGCCTTACTTACTTCTTTTACAAGACCGAGGATTTGAACACGGGTGACGTCGTTATTTTTGAACACTCGTGGGGGATAGTAGGGGTTGACTGAATGCAACTCAACGGTGTTATCGTTGTAAAGGATCTTTTTAACAACAGCCTCTTCATCGTCAACGAGGACTGCGGCAATCTGACCGCTGTCAACGGAAGTTTGCTTTTTAATAAGAATTTTACTGCCGTCATCAATCAGAGGGCTCATAGAATCACCGTGAACATTTATCCATATATATTTATCCTGTTCTGAGGGGCAAGTGATGTATGTAGGCATATAGTCAACAGGCACATCCTGAGCTATCACTCCGAACCCTGCCGAAATGCTGTCATATACAGGTCGCATAAATACATTTGTTTGCGGAAGGGGAACAGCCTGTTCTTTATCTTCCCAGCCCATTATAAGAGCAGGTGATACAGAGAGATAATCAGCTATCAACTCTATTTTATCAGAAGGTATATTTGTTATTATGTTGTTTTCATATTTATATAATGTTTGTTTGCTGATTTTACAGGCATTAGCAAGATCAGTTTGGGATATAGCATTATCTTGTCTTATCTTTTTTATTCTTTCACCTACGGTCATACTATCACCTTTTTTATTTCCGTTTTATGGGACTTTGCTTTGTACATATATTTTGATACTTGCAAATATCGAACGAATGTTCTATAATAAAAATAGAAAATATTCTGAAAGAAGTTGATATAGTGAATGATTACAAAAAATACATAATCGAATTGATAAATAAAATCGAAGATGAAAAAACATTGAAAAAAATCTATGCAATAATAAATCGAATTTTTGTGAGAGGTGGGTGACCACCTCTTTTATTTTTCTTTCTCAAAGATTTCTTTCAAGAAGTTTTTGAATATCATCTTATCTTCGTGACTTAATTTCAAATATGTTTCAATAATTTGTTTGTCGAGGTCATCAAGGTTAAATTCTTCTGACAATTCATCAAGTATGTAATCCTCATCATCTTCAAACATTTCGCCCTCGCCCTCGGTAAGCCACATAAAGTTTACCCTGTACTCTTTGCAAACCTGTTTGATAAATAATTCTTTGGGTTCAACAAGTTCATTTTCAATGTTTTTAATGACACTTCTCGAAACTCCGACACGCTCTCCAAACTCTGTTTGTGAGAGTTTTTTTATTTTTCGCAGAGTTTTAAAACGCTCGCTTATGCTCATTTTATGTATCACCTCGCTGTAGAATTTTATCTGATGTATTCATTATATACGGTATCCAATGGCTCGTCAAGCCCAAAAAACAAAATATTTTTATTAAAACAGGATTGACAAGCCGTATTTTGAGGTGTATAATGGGTTTACAGACCAATAAGGAGGTGAATTTATGATTTATACGGACAAAGCAATCGAAAAAGAAACCGAGCGGCAGGATGTCAGATGTTTGTACGAAGAACTTCTGAAAAACGCAACAGCTGAGCAGAAAGAAAAAGCTATTATTGCCGCAACGGCATTCTTGCTTGGCTCACAGCAGAAATCAGCTTAGGAGGAGATTTATATGGCTAACACTCATACAGATGAAATTTTTAATGTGTACGGCGCAATTGACAACCTTAACAAACGAATGAAAATCGTTGAGGAAAAAGTGCCTAATTACACGGCGGATATGCTTGAAGTTTATCGAAACCTCGGTGCTCTTACAAAGCGTATTGCAGAACTTGAAAACCTTATAAACAAGGAAACTACCACGCTGAAAAGAGGTGAAGAAGATGAATGAATTAAAAAAAATCCCCACCGCTCAGTTGATAGAAGAGCTGAGCAATAGGGAAGATGTAGATAGTTATACAACCACCGAATCGTATGGTGTATTACACAAAGCAAAGAATGTGGATAAAAGATATCCTGTGGGAACAGTTGTGTTGTTTGTTAATCCACAGGGTAGGTGTTCTGAGTGATGTATTTAATATAGTCTCTGTAAAAATCATCAAAAGCAACAATTGTATTATCATCGGCATTTTTTTCAAGATAATCAAGCATTACAAATTTGCAAACGCTCTCAGGAAAATTATTGTCGGCGATTATGTCATTAGCTGTGTTGTATGTAACATCACTACCGATAACAACTTGTTTGCTTAACCATTTTTTAAAGCTCAGCACAATGCACACCTCACTTTCATTATATAGTGTAATGAATTGCGGTTCATCACTACATATAGTATATCATAGAAAGTTGGTGAAATCAATGCACATCAATGAATTTGCTGAAATATTGCTTAAAAGCAGAAAACAGAAAGGTCTTTCACAAAGCGAGCTTGCTAAGGAATCAGGCTTTACTAAAAGAGCTATTCAGTATTGGGAAAAAGGCAAAAAGAGCATTTCTCTTGAAAATGCCGACAGGCTCTTAACGGCTTTGGGTGTAGAAATCAAGATAGGTAAAACAGAAAGCAGGTGATAACAATGCAGATAACAGGCACACCCGATGAAATCGCAGAATTTATGAATCTGCTGAAAAGCGATTACAGAGGTGACTGCACAATCGAAAAAGATGTTAATTGAAATAAAGTAGGGAGGTGTACATATGGACACAGTTCAGATGAACAAAAAAATCAAAGAAATTATGGATAGCAGTGATGTCTATTTGCTTTCTGAGGACGCCGCAAAGGCTATTGGAGTTGCTCCGCAAAAATTGCGTGAACAGGCAAAGGACGAACCCGAAAAATTGGGATTCAATGTAATTGTAGTCGGCACATCTATACGTATTCCGAGAATACCGTTTCTCAATTATATTCTCGGTTCAAACCCGTTGAAAGGAGTGTAACAAATGTGGTTAAGAAACTATCCGACACGCAGAAAACTGCTCAAAGATGTGGAAAACCTCAGAGCAGAGAACAGACATCTCAGTATTGAGTTAAGAAACGCAAGAACGGACCTTGCACTCGAAAAAACAGCGTCAAGCGGTTACAGGCACGAAAACCGAGAGCTAAAACGCAAACTCAAAGCACTTGAAACGCCTGAATCCGAATCCTTCGGTTTTGAATGTGTGGGGGTTGAAAATGCCAACGACTACAAGGTTGTTTGATGAAAAGAACATTTTGCGGACCTTAGCAAAATGTTTATCAAATATAAAGGTGGGAAAATATTTTGAATTACACTGATTTTATATCCTCAAACGGATACATATGCACTGAATCTGAGTTTGAAATAGCCAAGGCTCATGCTAAAACCAAACTGGCTGTTATCATCAATCGTTTCGGTGACGCAAACGGTGAACGCCTGAAAGATTATTATCTTATGCAGCTTATCAAAGAAGAACTCAGAGCAGAGAGAATTTCAAAGGCTTTATTTGAAATTCAGCTTGATAAAAATGAGAAATCCCGCATTGCTTGAGCATAGCAATACGGGACTAAACAAAAAGAAATTTAAACACCTATCATTATAGCATATTGAAGTGAAAAATCAATAGTTATAATCAGTCGAAAAAGGAGATATTTTAAATGTGTGAAGTGTGCAGAAGTACTCCGTGTAAATCTGCTTGCCCTAATGCACCAAAACCACAAGTTATGGGATATTGCAGAATATGTAATTCAGAACTCAGATCTGATTATACATATTTCAGAGATACAAACGATGACATTTTCTGTTCTCGAGAATGTGCTGATACTTTTCATGGCATTACCGAGGAAGAATGGGAAGGAGATTAAACCTATGACAAAAATTACAGAACCCACCAATTCACCGGAGATGCAAGAAACAACTGTTCTTGCATCGCTTAATGAGGTTGCAGAAACCGAATCTGAATCATCATTGATACAGGTAAAGCAGATACCTGTTATCATTGAAAATCTCAAATCAGTAAAATCTGTGATTGAAAAAAAAGTGAATTCAGCTTGTGAGATGGTCTGTACCGACGAAAATTACAAAGAAATCAAGAAACTTCGTTCGGAACTCAATAAGGAATTTTCTGAGTTTGAAAGTCGCAGAAAAGCGGTTAAGTCGGAAATAATAACTCCTTATGAAGCCTTTGAAACAGTTTATAAGGATTGTGTAACAAATCCGTACAAAAAGGCAGATTCGGCGCTCAAGGGCAAAATTAACGCTACCGAGCAGAAATTAAAAAGGGTTAAATACGAAAAGTCTATGAGTTATTTTGAAGAATATAAGAAATCACTCGGTATTGACTTCGTAACATATGAGCAGGTTAATCTGAATATAACCATGAGCGTATCTCTCAAAAAGCTAAAAGAAACCATTAAGACCTTTTTGGACAAGGTTATGGATGATTTAAAGCTTATTGCTATACAGGAACACAAAGACGAAATCCTTTACGAATACAAGCAGTCTTTGAATGTATCAGGTGCTATTACAGCGGTAACAAACAGATACAAGACTATTGAAGCAGAAAAAGCCAGAGCAGAAGCAGAAAAAGCAGAGCGTGAAAAGACTGAACAGGTCATGAAAGATACTATTGCCGAATATGAACCGTTTGTTGCAAATGTGCCTGAAGAAGTTGCTCCTCCGGTTGAAGAAATATCAGAACAGCCACAGCAAGATGAAAAAGTTCTGTCATTGTCTTTCAAAGTATACGGAACAAAATCTCAGCTTAAAGATTTTGCTCTTACGGTAAAACAGTTAATCAGCGAAAGGGGATTAAGATATGAGTAATTATAACATTCAGAATCAGATTCAGCAGAGAAAACCAAAATTTTCAGCCATGCTCCAGACAGTGGCTTTTCAGAAAAGCCTTTCAAATTCAATGAAAGACCCGAAGGAAATCCAAAAGTTCACGGCGGCTATTACCTCAGTAGTGAGTACCAATCCGGCACTCGAAGAATGTGATGCAGGAACAATTCTTTCAGCGGCACTTTGCGGACATTCGCTCGGCTTGCCACCATCACCACAGCTTGGACAGTATTACATGGTTCCGTTTAAGGACCGTAAGAACAATCGTACAACAGCAACATTCGTTCTTGGTTATCGTGGCTATATTCAGCTTGCTATCCGTTCAGGACAGTATAAAAGACTTAATGTGGTGGAAATCAAAGAGGGAGAACTTCTTAATTGGGATCCGCTCACAGAAGAAATTACAATCAAAATGATTGAAGATGAAACAGAGCGTGAAACAGCTGAAACAATCGGATATTATGCTTATTTTCGCTATGTAAACGGCTTTGAGAAAGCTCTTTACTGGAGTAAGGATAAGATGAAACAGCACGCTATGAAGTATTCAGCTGGATATGCAAGCGATGTCAATAAGGGTACAAGCTATACATTTTGGGCAAAGGATTTTGATGCGATGGCTAAGAAAACAATGCTCAGACAGCTTATCAGCAAATGGGGCGTTATGAGTGTTGAAATGCAGACAGCGTATGAAGCTGACAATCATATAATCAATGCCGACGGTACTCCCGATTATGAAACGAATACAATGATTGACGCAGATGTACCGTCAGATGCCCCATTACCGGAATCATCTGAACAGCAGATTGATTCCGATGAAGCATTCTCAATCGATGATCTTGCAGAGTGAGATGATTGATGTTGAGATAATAAGTACAGGCTCTAAGGGCAACGCAGTTCTTCTTGACGGTCAGGTCTTGATTGACTGCGGAGTGCCGTTCAGCAAACTTGTTGAGTGTGAAGTGGTTGACCGAGTTAAATATGTTTTTTTAACTCATCAACACGGAGACCATTGTAATGTTGCTACTCTAAAGCGACTGCTGTCCGAACACCCTTGTATTCGGATAATTTACCCCAATTATCTTTGCAAAAAGCTTTTTTTATTAGGTGATACCTCCTTTCAATACAATTCTTTCATAGTCGCTCAGGATAAATGGTACTCAATCAGCAATATTACTTTTTCAGCAGTACCACTTCGGCATGATGTTCCTAATATCGGCTGGAAGTTACACTTCAACACTCAACAGGGGATATATAAAGTTATATACGCAACTGATACATCGGAAATCGCTCATATAACAGCTAAGAACTACGATTTGTATCTTGTAGAAGCTAACTACTCAAAAACAGAATTACTTAATCGAATAAAAGATAAACGATTGAAAGGTCAATATGTGTACGAAGATAGAGTTCTTCGTACACATTTGAGCAAAGAAAAGTGCGATGAATGGTTGTATCAAAATATGGGTAATAACAGTTTCTTCGTTTATATGCACCAACACGAGGACTTAGTATGATTACATCAGCGAACATAGTATCTTATGACGGATATAACTTAATAGTAAGACCGCATGAGCGTATCGGCAGAGAACTTGCACAGAAACAAGTACATGAAATTGAACTCAGAATTGTTGACGGACGCACGATTTCTGCCGAACAGCGAAGAAAAATATACGCAATCATCAGAGATATAGCATTTTGGTGCGGAGATAATCCCGAATGGATTAAAGAATATTTCAAGTTTAATTTTTGCGGTGAATTTGGCATTGAATACTTTTCGCTGTCTGATTGCGAAAAAAGCGTAGCAAGAGATTTCATAAGCTATCTGATAGATTTTTGTTTCTACCAAAATATCGGAACAAGAGATACTCTGCTTAATGTTACAGATGATATAGGCAGATACTTGTACAGTTGTCTTGAAAATCGTAAGTGTGCAATATGCAATGCACCAGGTGAAGTTCATCATGTTGACAGAATTGGTATGGGGCGAGATAGGGAACAGATTGTACATATAGGATTAAAAGCTATATGCCTTTGCAGAAAGCACCACGATGAAGCACATCGGCACGAAAAAGAGCTGTTTGATAAGTACAAAATCTACGGTATAGAGCTTGATGAATATCTTTGTACAAAGCTGAAACTTAATACAAAAAGAAAGAGGTGATACAGTGAATGGCTGGACAACCAAAGCGAGGGCTTGACTTTGCGGCTTGGGATGTTCACTTGTTCGATGATGATGAGAGATTTGATGTGCTTATTGATGCACAGGGTTGGGACGGCTTTGGAGTATTTTTTTGGATTTGTACCAAAGCTTATGCAACAAATGGTTACTATTATGAGTGGCGAGAAGAAACCAGTGCTGCCACGATAGCGAAACGAATGAGCGGTGGAATTAAATCAGATACGGTAAATCAGGTAGTTAAGCTTTGCTTACGAATTGGGCTGTTTGATAACGGGCTGTTTGATAGGGAGAGCATACTGACCAACAAAATGATGCAAGAACGATATATGTACGCTATCGAAAAACGCTCCGTGCGAGGTCGCACAATAAATAGATTATATTGGCTTTTGAAAACGGAAGAAACAAAGGCTTATATAGTTATACCTGAAAATGAGCATAATCTCTCCGAGAATGAGCATAATCTCTCCGAGAATGACACAAAGAAAAGTAAAGTAAAGAAAAGTAAAGTAAATATAAATAATAACTGTGCGATGCCGTCTGCAAATGCAGCCGACACCGCCGGTGAAAATATTTTTATTACATTACCCTTGAACGATAAGAGTAATTATTCAGTTTCAAAATCTGATGTTCAGCATTACAAAATTTTGTATCCTGCTGTTGATGTAGAACAACAATTGCGTTCGATGTTGGGGTGGCTCGAAGCTAATCCGAGCAGGAGAAAAACAAGAACCGGCATTAAAGGGTTCATTACTAAATGGCTTAATAAGGTCCAAGACAGAGGAGGTGTAGGATATGGATTCAATCCAAGCGATAATGTCAAGAATAATGTCACCACAGCGAGCGGAGGAAATTATCCAACGGGCGAGAAAGTCTTCTAAAGAACTCACTCCGAGAGAAAGAGCCGAACAAGAAGCAAAAGTGTTTAACTCAACACCCGGTAAGCTCATTGGCTATGAGTGCGAGAAATGTATGAACCGAGGCTATATTTACCGTGTAAAGGCAGGCGAAACGCCTTTCGGGCAGGTTACATATGATGTGGTTGCTTGCAAATGTGATTGTATGAAAATTCGAGATGAACTTCACAGAATGCAGAACAGCGGTCTTCAAAAACTTCTTAAACGATATACTTTTGAAAGTTACAAGACAACCTCAGATTGGCAGAAATATGTGAAAGATAAAGCATATGAGTACATTGACAAATGCTCTGATTGGTTCTTCTTCGGCGGTCAGCCCGGTTGTGGAAAGACACATATATGTACGGCTATTGTCGGAGCATTACTCAAAAAAGGCAAAGCACCTAAATATATGCTTTGGCAGGATGATATTACCAAAATCAAGCAGGCATCGAGTAATTTAGAGGTGTATGAAGCTCTCATAAATTCATATAAGCAAGCGGAAATTCTTTACATTGATGATTTCTTTAAAACTCGCAGGGGCGATTTTGTCTCAACAGCTGATGTCAATGCTACATTTAAGATTATCAATTACAGATACAATGAAGGATTGCCGACTGTCATAACATCTGAATTATCACTTGAACAGATTTCGCAGATTGATGAGGCTTTAGGCAGTAGAATTTCAGAAATGGCTAATCCGAAAATTTTTATTAAAGCCGATAAAAATAAGAATTACCGTTTTACGAGAGGAAATGAAAATGATGTCTGAAGCACAGGAGCAATGTAAACTCATTAAATGGGCGGATAAATGTGTGCAAATGAAAATACATCCTGAACTTTCAATGCTGTACACTGTTCCAAATGGTGGCAGAAGAGATAAAGCCGAAGCTGCACATCTTAAAAGGCAAGGAGTTAGGGCAGGTGTTCCGGATTTATGCCTTGCTGTGCCAAAAGGTAAATATCACGGCTTATATATCGAGCTTAAAGTCGGCAACAATAAGACTTCTGAACATCAGGATAAATGGTTGCAGAATCTTTCACGGTGTGGATACGCCGTAAAGGTATGTTATGGCAGTACATCAGCAAAGCAAGCAATTGAAAAATATCTGAAATTGGGTGATTGCTGCTAATGAAATTGCAAATGTGTTGCAAGTGTAAATACGAATATCATCCGTGTAGCATACGGAAATGCCCGTACTCTGAAAAAGGTTTGTACATATGCGTTTATTGCTGCAAAAAGTGTCCGTATTCAGAGCAGATAGGTACGGGCTGGTGTTGTAGGTATACAAAATGAGACGAAATTGGACAACAGAAGAAGTTGAGTATTTAACATCTGCGTGGGGAAATGTTAGTGTAAAAAACATTACAAAACATTTATCACGCTCTGTTTATTCGGTACTTAACAAAGTTAATAAATTAAAGCTTGGAGCTTTTCTAAGCTGTGGAGATAGATATGTAACTTTATCATATTTGAGCGAAGCTGTTTATGGTAATCAAAGTAGCGGAGGTTACATCAAAATTTCTTGGGCACAAAATAGAGGCCTTCCTCTACATACGATTTGCAGGCAGAAAGAAAAGTTTGAGGTAGTTTATATTGATGAATTTTGGGAATGGGCATACAAGAATCAGAGCTTTTTGAATTTCTCCAAATTTGAAAAGTATTATCTTGGTGTAGAACCTGATTGGGTTGATAAAAAGCGAAGAACTGATATAAGGCACAGCCATAAATTTATTACATCACCTTGGACTGCTGTTGAAGATGAGCGACTTAAGAAATTTCTTGCTGAACATAAATATAGCTATAGAGAATTATCGATACTGCTTAATAGAACGGAAGGAGCAATACAGAGAAGAATATTAGACCTTGGTATTAAGGAGCGACCGGTTAAGGCAAATAATCACATAAAGTGGACGGCTGAAGAAATTAAGAAGCTTGGTGAAATGATTAAATCAGGCTATAAGTATGAAGAAATGTCAGATGTGCTTGATAAATCTGCTAAAGCTATCAGAGGTCGAGTATTTGACTATTACTTGACCGAAAGGCTTGATAAGGTAAGAGCATACATTGGCAATGGTCAGTTTGGCGATAATCTTCCGGACAGGACGATTAAATACAAGAGGTTTATGTCTAATGAGGACAAGGAGAAGGTAAAAGTCTTGTTATCTATGCTTGCAGGTGAAATTAAATGTGTTGCGAAAGAGAACTCAAATGTTGAGAGTGAGTACGCTGAATTTTGGCAAAAAGATTGTTGTACCTATTGGGATAACATAAACGGCTGTACGGCAAACGAAAAAGACTGCGACAGCTGCACATCATTTAATAGAATAGAACCACAATTCTGCAAAAGATGTGGAATTACCTTTTATGAACGAAAAAGTAATGACATTTGCAAGGACTGCAGAGCTGCGAGAATTAAGCAAGCACAGAGAAAATATGCGATATTAAATCAAAAAGGAGTTGTGATAAATGAAAAGCAACTGGAAATTAAGAAGTAAACAGCACGAAGATCGTATTCGTGGTGAAATGTTTGATACCGGTATCGGTTACGGGTTGGAACTTGCTTCCGTAATATTGAGTCGCCATTTCGGATTCGGAGCAAAGCGACTTTATAAATTAAATCTTGAAGCCCTGAGATATATTGCAAATGTTAAAGATGGGGCAGAAGAATTTACCGAGGAATACAAGAACAATGTAGAATATGCCTCTATTAAAATGCACAAAGAATTTGATAAAACTATGGCATTAAAATACAAAGGCATTGACTATGGACAGGAATTGAGAAACGAGATAGATAACGAAAGCTATCTTAATTTGGAAATAGAGGGGGATTAAGTGATGAGAGAATATTTATTCAGAGGCAAGACGATAGCTAACGGTAAGTGGTCAGAGGGCACTTTGCTTGTGACTAAACAAGGTTGCTGTATAACACCCGATGCAACGGTGTATGTTGCGGTAGATCCCGAAACAGTCGGACAGTACACAGGCTTGACCGACAAGAATGGCACGAAGATTTTTGAGGGGGATATTGTAAAATATGGTGATACTGTTCATAATGTAGTGTTTGAACAAAGAAACGGAACAGCGTATTTTGGTCTTGTGTATTCAACACTTGAAACCTTATCGTTTGGATATTATCAAGATTTGAAACAAATTGAAGTAATCGGCAATATCTACGATAATCCCGAGCTTGTAGGAGGTGAAGAAAATGACAAAAGAAAGAATCGCTAAATTCTGCGAGAAATTTAACACACACAAAGCAACGCTTATTCAGGACACAGACCGTTACCTAATTATTGATTGGCGAAGAGCTGATGGAAGCGGAGATTATTATGTGAATTACATAGTAGATAAGAAAAGAGGTAACTTAATAGTTAGCGGTGATTTGGGTGATAGCATTGCTACTTGGTATAACAAAATTAAGCCGTCAAATCTTAAAAATTATGTAAAAAATGATATTGAGTATTACATAAGCAAGATTCAAACAGCATCAAATTTGTTTTATTATGACGAAAAAAATGTTGTAGAGAGTATTAAATACAATCTTAAGGATTTTGATTCCGATGAAATAATATCTTCGTATAGCGAACATAGTTCGTGTTATATGGAATCGGAAGATGATGTCTGGGAAGAACTTGAACATGAAGTTTCAAACTGCATTTACGGCAACAAGTTTATACCGTCAGAATTGATTGTAGATTTTTGTTCTGAACTTGATACTGATTACTTTGAGTGGCTTTATGATTGTGGCAAACGAATACATCCTCGTGTTTATTTATGGGCAGAAGGATTTTATCGTGCATGTAATCAGCTTGGTATATAATGTGCAGAGGTAAGTAACGATGACAAACTTTGAAAAAATCAAACAGATGTCAATTGACGAAATGGCTCGGAGTAGTATGTTGTTTTTTGATTGTCCATACGGAGCGACACCCTATGTTGGTTGCGTAACGGGTAAAAAATACAATTACAGTTGCATTGACTGTACAAAACATTGGCTTGAAAGTGAGGTAGATAAAAATGATATCAGGAATAACTGAAGTCCTTCCAGAAGAGGCAAACATTTACTCTGAGAATCATAAACTAAATATAAACAGAAAAGAAATTCCGATTGGTGCAGTTGTCTTTTTCGTCAAGAAAAAAGAACCTAAATGGACGATTGGTTTTGGCACGATTGAAGAACACTATACACACGAAATTTGTATTCAGTTATACGATTTCATGGACACACGGTTTATTAATGGTGTTCCTTATGAAAAATTCGAGACGCCTACACATTGGAAAAAGATACCTAAAGATTTTTTCAAAAAAGAAAACTATGATTTTTTTCAACTTACTGTTGAGCCGTTGCCCGAAATTGCAAAACACTTGAATCCTTACAAAGCAGAAGATATTGCAACTGCAATAAAAGAAGGTATATATGTAAAAGTCCAAGATCGTGACTACAGCCACATAGAGGTTGATTATTGTCGTGGTAATAGCGGATATAGACTTGTTCGTTCTTACTTCAACGAACCTCACCACCCGTACCATATCAGTTTACCAGTCGGCGAAGTGTTCAAAACATATGAAGGGGCTCAAAAACTTATTGATGTCCATCGTGCAGAATGGAAAAGAGTAGCAAGCTTGACTGATCTTGAATGGAGTATCGAACAAATAGACAATACAATTAACCGTTGGGCATATTTCGATAATATTTCGGAGAGGAACAAAATTGCCGTTAGAGAAAGAATAATGAACTTTGACAATCTCGAAAATGTCGAAGTACGAATTGCAGACGGTCATATCCAATGGAGATATTATGGCAGAAAGCGTTGGAATACTATTTTGGTTGAAAATGAATAAGGAGCGTGATATAGATTGACGGTTAAAGATTATTTATATTCGGTCAGGGTTTCGGATAAGCTGATCAGAACGAAAGAACACGAGCTGTCGAAACTTAGGCTGAATATTGCACAGGTATCGGTTAAGCAGAATGAGCCTGTTAAGACATCGGGAGTGAATGACCCTATGCGGATTGTTGACAGGATTGCAGACCTTCAGGCTGAAATCAATCGGGAAATTGACAATCTTGTGCGGTTGAAAACTGAAATCCGCAGTAAAATCAACGCACTTGACGATTACCGTTACATTGCAATTTTGACCGAGTATTACATAAATTGTCAGAGGTGGGAGGATATTGCCGAGAGTATGGAAATGAGCGTAAGGCATACCCTGAGATTGCACGGCGAAGCGTTACAGGCGTTCCGAAAAAAGTTCAATTTCTCGTAAAATTATTTTGAAATGTCATTGAATGTCACCCTTACCCTGCGTATAATGGTATTATGAAAGTTTGACAAACAGGACATATGTAAAACTCTCCTAAGATAAAAATCGCACAGACCGCTCTCGTTTGAGGGCGGTTTTGTGTTGTGAGGTGAAATTGATGTATAAAGACAAATGCGGTACAGGTTACGAAAATAGCACAAGAGCGATTTTTCAGGGTGCAGGAGAATATGACATCCCGATTATTGAGCCTACAAAAATTACAGAAAACAACTTTATCGGATTTAATGAAGTTTTGAGCAGTAAGCAGAACAACTGCGGTGTGCATTTCTTTTTGGACGATTACCAGTTCCAAAGATTATGGAATACACCCGACAGGTATATTGAGAGTCTACAAAAATTCAGTTGTGTATTATCGCCTGATTTCAGTCTTTACACTGATTATCCGACAGCGTTGCAGATTTATAACCACTATCGCAAGCATTGGATAGGTGCATATTTACAACTCTACGGCATTGAGGTAATACCTACAATTTGTTGGAGCGACGAAAAAAGTTTTGAATGGTGTTTTGACGGCGAGCCTTTGGGTGGTACGGTTGCCGTATCAAGTGTTGGAACGCAGAACCGTACGGAATCAAAAGAACTGTTTTTGAAAGGTTACAAAGAAATGATTGAACGCTTACAGCCTGAAACAATTATCTTCTACGGCAGAGTCCCCGAAGAATGTATGGGAAACATCATCAACATCAAATCGTTTCAGGAAAAATTCAGGAGGTCAAAATAATGGGCGGAAGAGGCTCTTCAAGCGGTATAAGTGATAAGGGAAAGAAGTACGGTACAGAATATCACACAGTTGCTCAATTTGGTGAAATAAAAGTAATTCGTATGAATGGTAATACTTCGATAAAAGCTCCTATGGAAACTATGACAAAAAATAGAGTGTATGCTACTCTTGACAAACAGAGCAACATCAAAAGTGTTACTTTTTATGACAACTACGGCGAAAGAATAAAACAAATTGACGTTAAAGGTAGACCTCATAATGGAATGATGCCACATACCCATTTGGGTTATGAACATAATGAAATTGGAGATCGTCAATTGACTGATAAAGAACTGAAATATGTAAGTGTATTATTGAATAAATGGGAAAGAAAAAGAAAACACTTGAATATTTAGAAATTTATTGATATAATATTATAAACGCAGGGGATAGTTTAAATAGGAAAACAGTTTTTACAGATTCCGGTGCAACTCCGGAAACCTGTGTTTAAAGACAGTACAGAAATGTGCTGTCTTTTCTTTTGCTTATTTTTAGAAAGGGCGGTGATACCGTGAAAGACAAATTAAATGCAAGGCAGAGGAAGTTTGCGGAATATTATGCACAGAACGGTAACACCGTTCAGAGTGCCATTATGGCGGGATATTCCGAGAATTACGCAAATGCCAATGCCTGCAAATTGTTAGAGAATGTGAGAGTTGCAGAGTACATCAAGGAGCTTTCCGATAAGCTCAAGGACGAGCGCATTATGAGTGCAAAGGACAGACAGGTTGCTTTGTCCGACATTGCAAGGAATGACGGGCAGGACACCTCCGACAGAATCAGGGCGATTGACACGCTCAACAAGATGACGGGCGAATACACCGTTAAGGTTGACGCAAAGGTTGAGCAGTCCGAAAAGCTATCCGATGTGTTCAGACAGTTGGGTGGTGAGGGATTGAGTGAGTAACAAATTCCCGTTGTCACAAAAGTATATCGACTTTATCAACACAACAAATGTGTCGGCTGAATTTCTTGAAGGAACTACAGCGTCCGGCAAAACTACCGTCGGAGCAGGCGTTAAGTTTATGCGAATGGTGTCGCAGTCGCCGAAGAAGCTTCACGCAATTGCCGCCAAAACTACGGGCAAGGCTGAGGAAACTATAATTCAACAGGACAACGGTATTCTCGACTTGCACCGCAACGCTGTCTATTGTGGCAACGGCGACAAGGATTACAAGCTGCCGCATATCAAGTTTGAGGGCAAAATCATCTATATTCTCGGTTACAGCAGTCGGGATAAATGGGAAATGGTTCTCGGTGCGCAGTTTGGGTGCGTTTATATTGACGAAATCAACACCGCCGATATCGAGTTCATCCGAGAGATGTCAACCCGTAATGACTATATGCTTGCAACGCTGAATCCCGATGATCCGAGCCTGCCTGTGTATAAGGAGTTTGTCAACCGCTCCCGTCCTTTTAAAAAATATGAAAACGATGTTCCTCCCGAGATTACGGCGGAGCTTACCGAAGAACCTGTACCGAATTGGCGGTATTGGTTCTTTTCTTTTGCCGATAATTTAAGTCTTACACCCGAACAAATTGAGAAGAAAAAGAACTCTGCACCGAAAGGTACAAAGCTCTATAAAAATAAAATCTTAGGTTTGCGAGGCAGAGCAACAGGTCTTGTGTTCCCGAATTTTGAGAGGGCAAGACATATCAAATCAAAAGAGTGGGCAGGAAAGTTTTTGAACTGTAACCGCAAGTCGGAACACTTTGTTCAGTTCACCGCAGGTCTTGATACCGCCTATTCGCAGAAGTCGCCTGACACTATCGCAATGACATTTTACGGCATTACCAATCACGGCAAGTGTGTTCAGCTTGATGAAAGAGTTTATAACAACGCTGAAATGCAAACGCCTATTGCCCCGAGTGACACGGTGAAGAATTTTATTGATTTTCTTGACCGCAACCGTGATGAATGGGGCTTTGCACGCACGGCTTTTATTGACAGTGCCGACCAAGCGACTATTACCGAATTTCAAAAGTATAAGCGACAGCACGGCTGTGTCTATGACTTTGCAAATGCATGGAAGAAAACGAAGATTATCGACCGAATCAATCTTGTACTCGGCTGGCTTGCCACCGACTGTTATTTTGTGCTTGAACATTGTAAAAACACGATTGCCGAGTTTGAAATTTACAGCTGGCGAGAGGATAAAGACAACACACCCGAGGACGGTCACGACCATTGCATTAACAGCGGTCAATATGCGTGGCTGCCGTTTAAAAATATTATTGGAAGTGAAATAAATGGGGCTGATTAACAGAATGGCTGAATCTATCAGATCGGGAATTAAAAACTTTTTGCAGATTACTCCTGCAAGCGACAAAACAATTACCGTCACCGAAACAAGCAATCATCTGACCGAGTGCTTTATCAATCGCATTTGGTATTGGGGCAACAGCAGACAGCTTGCGGAGCTGTACAGGCAGATTGATACAAACAAAACTATGTTTTGGGCGGCAAAAAGCACAAAGGGGCTTGAAATCCGTAAAATACACACGGGCTTGCCGGCACTCATCTGCGAAACGCTTGTGAATATCGTAATTGCCGACTACAACGGCACAGATGTTACAAGCAAAAATTCAACCGCTTATGCAGAGCGTTGGGAAGACATTGAAAAGCAGAACAAGCTATCCGACACGGTTAAGCAAATGCTCCGTGACCTATGTGTTGTCGGTGACGGTGCTTTTAAGGTCAGCTTCGACACGGCTGTATCAGACGTTCCGATTGTTGAATGGTATCCTGCCGAAAACATCGACTTTACATATGTGCGCGGCAGAATCCGAGAGGTTAAGTTTTACACCGATTACACGCAAAAACACCGCCGTTACCGTTTTGAAGAAACATACGGTTACGGCTATATTCACTATGCTTTGTATGATGACAACGGCAAAGAGATTGACCTGCACACGGTTGACGCTCTTTCGTGGATTGATTCAAAGGGCGTTACATTTGACGAATCATATATGTGGGCTGTACCTGTCCTTTACGGCAAATCGTGCCACAAGGGCAGAGGTGCGGGCATTATCGGCATAAAAACAGACGCTTTCGACAGCCTTGATGAAGTGTGGTCACAGTGGATGGACGCACTCAGAGCCTGCCGAACAAAGCAGTATGTGCCTGATTGCCTTGTTCCGAGAAATCCCGAAACCTGTCAGCCGATATCGCCAAATCCGTTTGACAACCGATTTATCACCGTGGGCAACGATATGTCTGAAAACGGCAACGGCAACAGGATTTACACCGAAAGTCCGCAGATTCAGCACGAAAGCTATTTGAGTTCATACATTACTGCCCTCGACCTCTGTTTGCAAGGTATTATATCGCCGTCAACTCTCGGCATTGATACGAAGAAGCTTGATAATGCAGACGCTCAGCGTGAAAAGGAAAAGACAACCCTTTACACAAGGCAGAACCTTGTGAAAATTACGCAGAACGCACTTCAAAGACTTGTTGCAGTTGTACTCAATGCAGACGGTGAACTTAACGGCAAGGGTATTGTTGAGGGCTTGGAAGTATCCGTAAACTTCGGCGAATATGCAAATCCGAGCTTTGAAAGTCAGGTTGAAACCGTGTCAAAAGCAAGACAGGGCGGTTTGATGTCAGTTGAAACCTCGGTTGACGAGCTTTACGGCGACAGCAAGTCGGAGGATTGGAAAGCCGAAGAGGTGCAGAGAATTAAGGAAGAACAGGGCATCGCAGGCGAAGAAGAAAAATCGGAGCTTGACGATGTGGACCTTACCGACACAGAAGAATCTGACAATAACGCAGATGATGAAGAAAATGCGGAAAATAATGCAGAAAAAACCGAAAGCAATCCCGAACAGAACGATACACAGGTAAACAATGAGTGATTACAATATCAGAGAAGCCTTTGAAAAAATCGAAGATGAACTGATTGACAGCATGATGAGAAATTTCAGCCGTCACAGAGCCGAAGAAACCAAAGAGGGTTACAACTGGACACAATGGCAGGCTGAACAGCTCAAAAGTCTTGAAGAGTACCGTAAGCACAACGCAAAGAAATTCGGCAAGCGTTTCAAAGCCATTAACAGCAAGGTTGAAGAGATGATTCGCACCGCCAAAGCTGACGGAAATGCAAGTCAGGAGGCAGAAATTCTTGAAGCTGTCAAGGACGGTTTCAAAGCCCCGAAAAAGCCGTCAGCACACAGCACTGCCGAGTTTTTTAAGGTGAATGACCGTAAACTTGACGCACTCATAAAATCGACCACAGACGATTTAAAGAGGGCAGAAACGGCAGCTTTGCGTATGAGCAACGACAAGTACCGCAAGGCGATTTTTAACGCACAGGTTGCAATGAACACGGGTGCGGTTACATACGAAAAAGCCGTTGATATAGCTTGCAAAGATATGCTCAACGCAGGTCTTAATTGTGTGGAATACAAGAACGGTGCAAGGCACACGCTCTCTGATTATGCGGATATGGCGGTTAAAACAGCCAACAAAAGAGCCTATCTGCGTGGTGAGGGCGAAAAGCGAGCCGAATGGGGAGTATCCCTCGTTGTTGTGAACTCAAGACAGGGCGGTTGCCCCGATTGTGCAAAATATATCGGCAAGGTGTTTATTGACGATGTTTATTCAAACGGCAAAAAGTCAGACGGAAACTATCCGCTTCTCTCAACCGCAATCAAGAACGGTTTGTTTCATCCGAGATGTAAGGACAGCACAAGTACATATTATCCCGAACTTGATGATTTGGACGCACCGTTGTCTGAAGATGAAATCAAAGAGCTTGACCGTCAGCGAGGAATTGAGGAAAAACAGCAGTATGCACAGCGACAGGCAGAACGCTTTGACCGCCGTGCCGAATACAGCCTCGATGAGGACAATAAACGAATAGCCCAAACCCGAGCCGATGAGTGGCACGATAGGGCTGATATGCTTGAAGAAAAGGCGAAACAATTTTCTTTGAAGACTGATGAACAAAAATATTACAGACCTGTTTTTAAGGAAGATATATCAAAAACTTTTGAACGCAAAATTGAGGGCGAAACAATTACAATTGATACCCACAAGGCAAATACATTGTGTGATAATGTTTATATTTCAGATAAGGTAAAGCTAAAACGAAAAGAACTTCATAATTTTGATATGCAAGTGAGAAAAGCGTTTGATATGCTCGGAGAGGTTGAAACAAGCGGAAAGCCCGAAATTTGTATTGTCACTCCCGAAGAAATGCGAGTAAATGCTATTGCTTCATATATGCCAATGCAAAATGTTCTAAATGTCAATTCAGCATACTTTTCAACAAGTGATTTGTCAGGCTTACAAGAAAACTTGGCTTGTCCGCAAGACAGATTGAGTACAATTCTGCACGAACTGATTCATTGGCAAGACGCTAAAAATTACAGAGCAAAATTCGGAAGTATTAACGATTATTTTGAATATTGCGATTACCTTAATAAAATTTATGCTCCAAAGGTTGAAAAATTGATAAATAACGGTTATAATATAGAGGATATAAGTGAGTATGCTTTTGAATGCTTAAAAGATAAAGCTATGGATGAAGTGTATAACGAGTACAGAGTCAGCAAACTTTTAGGGTGATGATGGTATGAGATTGATACAAACTGAAGAACAAAAATCTCTATGGAATGCGTTTAAGCCGTACCTTGTAACAAATGGTTTAAATGTCACTTTGCGTGAAGATGCTCCACAAGAAGCTAAAGATGCTGAAGCACTTTACAGTAAGCTTAGAGAGAAACAAAAAATGCAATATCTAAAAGATAGTGGCATAATCTAACCGCTCCGTAAAAAGGGCGGTTTTGTTATATGCAATTCACAAAAACAGCATAAAATTACGAATTGAGCATTTTATAATCGACAGCAATGTTGATTATAGGGTGCTTTTTGCATTTAAACCCGTCGATTTCGACCGGTTTAGAAAGGTGGTGACAGAATGAAAATCAGAGTAACAACAGCATTTAATGACAGGCAGAACGGTTATGTAACCCGACCTGTGAATGAAGTTTTTGAATGCTCCGAGCAGAGAGCAAAGGAACTCATTGACGGTGGTTTTGCAGAAGAGGTCAAGCCTGACGCTCCCAAAAAGCCGAGAGCCAAAGCAGTTAAAACAGAAAAAACAGAAAAAGCGGATTAAGCACTTTACGAATATGTAAGGTGCTTTTTTATTGTCCGAAGACATTAAACTACGGGAGACACCGTGCAAAACTGAAACAGAGAGACACTCTATAAACTGATTACGGGAGACACCCGAAAAACTGAAAGGATATGAAAAAATGGCAGAACCAAATCCAACACCAACCCCCAATGAACCGACACCTGCACCGCAGGGAACACCGCAGGGAAACGCTCCTGCCTTTGATTATGACAAGCTCGCAAGCCTTATTACAGGCAAACAGAGCGTGACAGAGGACACCGTTTTGAAGTCATATTTTAAGGAGCAGGGATTGTCAGCCGATGAGATGAAAGAGGCTATCGGTGCTTTTAAAAAGCAGAAAGCCAAGAACACTCCCGACTTTGCAAAAATGCAGTCGGAAGTTGAATCCGCAAACAACGCAAAACTTATGGCAGAAGTCAACCAATCGGCAACCCTCGAAGCCGTAAAACAGGGCGTTGACATTGCAACCGTTCCGTATGTGCTTAAAATTGCAGACTTTTCAAAGGCTGTGACAGACGGCAAGGTCAATGCGGAAAAGCTGACAGAGGCTGTTAAAAAGGTGCTTGACGATATTCCCGCACTCAAGGGCAAACCTGCCGAGAACGGCACAGGAGTTAAGAAAATCGGCGGTGACGGCAACGGTACATCGGACGGTACAAAACCAAAGGCAAATGTTCCTACCAAAAAATGGAACAGATTTAATATTTAACCAAAGAAAGGATTGAAAAAATCATGGCAAACACAAATAACTATGCCGAGCAGTTCAGCCCTGATCTGCTCGAAATTCTTGTTCAGGGCACACTTACATCACCGTTCATCACTTCAAATGTAAAGTGGGTTGGTGCAAGAACATTCCACTTCACACAGATGTCAACAACAGGCTTTAAGAACCACAATCGCAACGGCGGTTGGAACAAGGGCAAGTATGTTCAGACCGATGTTCCGTTCACCTGCGAACACGACCGTGATATTGAGTTCCTCGTTGATAAGGCAGATGTTGACGAAACTAACGCAACCGCAAAGGTTGAGAATATTTCAAAGGTGTTTGAGCAGACACAGGTTGCTCCCGAAACAGACGCACTTTTCTTCTCAAAGGTTGCAGCAAAGGCTCAGGCAACAGACGGCTATCATTCTTCAACAAAGACATCGGAGTGGACTAAGGAGAACGCTTATTCAAAGCTCAAAACAATTCTTTCTGCCGGCAAGCTCCGCAGATACAAGGCAAGAGGCACACTTGTTGCCTATGTGACATCTCACATTATGGACTGCCTTGAACAGTCAACAGAGTTCACTCGTAAGATTGAGCTTACACAGATTGCAGAGGGCGGTATCGGCATTGAAACAAGAGTGACCGAGATTGACGGTTGCCCTATCATCGAGGTTATTGACGATGAGCGTTTCTACGATAACTTCAACTTTAACCCCGATGACGGCGGTTTTGAGCCTGCAACAGGCGCTCACAAAATCAATGTTCTTGTTGCTTGCGGTGAAACCTGCAAGACTGTTCCGAAGATTTCAAGCATTTACTTCTTTGCTCCCGGCTCACACACAGAGGGTGACGGCTGGCTCTATCAGAACCGTTCACTTTCCGACACATTCGTATTCCCGAACGGCAAGGACGGCAAAATTGACAGCATTTATGCCGATGTTGACACAACGGCGGTTGCGTAATGTATGCCGATTACATTGAACAGCAGGGCGGAGATGAGAACAGCGTTATCTCTGCTGAACACATTGATGTTCTGACTTTTAACCGCATTGATTTTGAAAAACTTTCGGAAATGCAGAAGAGAATCATCGGCAGAGTGCATAGCAGACTTACTGCTTTTGAAAAAGAAAATGCCGATATGATTTCTTCCTATCTGAAAAGCTATTCAATCAACGGCACATCAATGGAATTTGGCGCAAGCTGGAATTTAATGTGTATCAGCGGAGTGGCAATTCCTGCCGACCTCTATGCGTTGCTAAAATCAACAGGACTTTGTTATCCTGCAATCTGAAAGGTGCGTGAAAACCGTGAAATTTCCGTCACTTGTAAAAAAGCAGTTCTGCAAAACTCCTGTCGAGGTCACAATCTACGGTGAGGGTGTTACCGAAGACGGAGCACCCCTGACCGTGTTTGAATGCAAAAATCTGTATCCCTCCGACAGCTTGTACCCGTCAGCAACCCTGCACGGTGGCTCTGCCTTGTGTAATATGCAGTCAAAGGCAAAGACGGTCTATACCAAAGAGCAGAAAATTGTTCAGGTGTCGGCTGCCTTGCTTTTTGACGGCGACATTGCTCCCGACAGCCCCACTTTAAGTGGTGGCTTTGTAATCCTTGACGGCGTAAAACGAAACATCGTACAGGGTACAAAACACCGCAACCCCGACGGCAAAGTTAATTTTACGGAATTGGATGTGATTTAATGGGATTTTCAGTATCATCAAAAATCAAACTCAATATGCCTGCAGTAAAACAGCTTGATAAGGCAAAGGTTGCCGCCCTGAGAATGACAGGTGACGCACTTCTTACACAGGTGAAAAACACGCAGGTAATGCCGTTTGATACGGGCAATCTTCAGAACGAAAACACCTTTGAAGATTGTGCGCAGAGTTGGAACGGCACGGTTAAAATCGTGTCAAGTACTCCGTATGCAAGGCGTTTGTACTTCCACCCCGAGTATAATTTCAGCCGTGAGGAAAACATTGCCGCAGGCGGTAAATGGTTCGCTCCGTGGCTTGAGGGTGGTACACGGCAGAATTTTTGCAGTCGGGCATTTGTGAGATTATACAGAAAGGAAGCAGGACTTTGATTTACTTATCGGACATCAGAGATTGGCTCAAAAGCGTTACCTCAGCCGAGCATTATTACATCGGCAAGCTTGACAACAAGCAGGACAGGTCAATCGGTGTGTATTCATTAAAGCAGTCGGGAACACCCACAAGGGCAATCGGCGGTGAAAGCACCTACAATACAATAAGCGTGTCTTTGCTTATCCATTACACCGACAACGCAAGAGAAACCGAGGAGTTTGCACGCAGACTTTACGAAACGCTTTACGGCATTAAAAATGTTGAAATTAAGGAACACAAAATCTATATAATCGAACTGCTCACGGAAGAACCCGTTGATGTGGGAACAGACGACAAGGGTGTGTATGAGCAGGTCATTGAAGTTAAATTTTATTACGAAAGGAAGTAATTTTATGGCAAAAGTTGAATCGGGAGTATTCCCATGCTATGAAAATCAGTTTGCGGTTGGCAAGGCAGGAACAGAATCCGCCACGACAAATATTGCTAACTGCGAAGAATTTTCTGTTGCATTTGACAACGGTGTCGAGGAATGGACAGCCTTTGAAAACGAGGGCTGGAAGTCAAGGCTTATGACAGCAAAGTCAATCACAATTTCGGTAAAGGGCAAGCGTACAATCGGTGACGCAGGCAATGACCAGATTGCCGCCCTTGCATTTGAAAACGGCAGAAAGGCAGAAGTTTCGTTTATGTGGACCTTCCCCAACGGTGCAACCGTCCTCTTTAAAAATGCAGTTGTATCCGTTACATCAAACGGTGCAGGCGCAAGTACGGGTGTTGCTCCGCTTGAATTTGAAGTTATGTCAAACGGCAAGCCGGTATATACAGCAGCCGCTTAAAAAATGAAAGGAATGAACGATTATGTCAAAGTTAATTGATATTACAGACAAGCTTAATTTTGAGGAAAAGCCGAGTGTCAGAGTTAAAAATGTTGACCTTGCAATCAACAATGACGCAGTTTCAATGCTCAAAGTTGCGGCACTTTTTGAGGACGGCAACGGTAAAAGTAAAGATGTTATCGAAATGTATCATCTTCTTTTTGATGAATCCGAGAGAGAAAAGATTGAAAAGTTAAAGCTGAATATGCACGATTTCAACGCCCTTATCAGCGAATCTGCCAAAATTGCAACAGGCGATTTGACTGACGAGGGGGAAGCTCAGACCCCGGCTACGACCTGATTGATGACTTTGATTTAATCGTGTCAAGCTTTCGCTCGGAGTACGGGGTCAGCATTTATTCAAAGAATTTTGCTAAAATGAGTTGGAATGAGTTCTGCTCACTTCTGCAAGGCTTAGGACCCGAAACACCGCTTGCAAGAACGGTTCAAATTCGCCTTGAAACCGACAAAGAAGTCTTGAAAAACTTTACTTCGTCACAGCATAAAATCCGCAACAAATGGCGGTCAAGGAATGTAAAGCACTATTCAGACGAAGATATGAACACCGTTCTTGCAGAATTTCAAAACTTTTTTGCTAATCTGTAAATTTGTACATAAATTTCGCTGTATCTACAAAATTCTTGACAATGTTAATATATAGTGATAAAATGTAACATACACTAACAAATTTATTAAGGAGAGTGTATGTTTATGAAATGTCCACATTGCGGAAACGAATTAAAGGACGATGCAAAATTTTGCGACAAGTGCGGTGCAGGCTTTGGCGGAAACGATTCAACCTCGGCAACCGTAAATCCTGTAAATGCGAAGAAGAAAATTTACAAGCGTTGGTATTTTTGGGTTATTATCGTTGTTGCTATTATGATTGTTGGCGGTGTAAACGGTGCAATTAACGGTAACAGCGGTTCAAACAAATCAAAGCAGGAAACTACTGTTGCAAATCAGAGTTCAGAAAAAGCAACTGAAAAAGCGACAGAAGCACCGACCACAAAAGAAGTTGCAACAGAAAAGCCTACTAAAGACCCGAAGAAGGTTGAAAAAGAATTTAAAGACGGTTGCAAAACAATCGACTTTAAAACTCTTTCAAGAAACCCTGACAAGTACAAAGGTAATGACTACAAGTTTGAAGGTCAGATTATTCAGGTTCAGGAAGGCTGGGGCGATTCGGTTGACCTGAGAATCAATATAACCAAAGAAGAAAATGAGTATCTTGATGAACCATTGTGGACTGATACAATCTACGCAACTGTAGAAATTCCTGACGGTGCGGACAAACTCCTTGAAGATGATGTAATCACATTCTGGGGAACTTGTGACGGCGACTATACATATGAAACCGTAATGGGCAACAATGTGTCACTTCCGAAAATCGACATCAAATACTACGAACTCAACAACTAAAACAAAAAGCCACTCCAAATGGGGTGGCTAAAATTTTAAAAAAATAAATAAAAAACTTCTTGACTTTTGTGGATACATATGTTATATTACAATTGTGGATACAAAAGTGAGGTGATTAAATGACTCCACCAATGGGCAGACCAACTGATGAGCCAAAAACTTTTAGTACACGGATTAGACTTTCTCAAACTGACATAAAAGTTCTTGATTATTGTAGTAAAGCTTTGGGAAAACCAAAATCCGAAATTATTCGTTTGGGTATCAAAGAGGTCTATAAAAAAATAAAAAAATAACAGTACCGTTTGACTGTGGAAAGAAGAACGATACTGTTATCACCGACAGGTAACCCTATCTGAAATCTATTATATCATTTAGGGCTACTTCTGTCAAACAAAACGATTGATAGGAGTTTTTATTATGCAGAAAATATTCACAAAGTACTATCCTAACATAGATAACATTTTCGGAAACTATGTTATAAGTGATGAGTATTCTGAAAATCCATTGACGGTTGAAGTCAATAAAGTTTCAAGTGAAGCAATCGACAAGGCTGTTGAACTTATAAAAAGAGGAAACGAATTAAAAGCCGCCGACACTTTTGTTGAGGGAGTTGTTGTTCACGAAGAACTTGGTTTCTTACTCGGATTTACCTACGCAATGAAACTTGCACAGGAAAGTATGAAAAGATGAAAGGACTAAATGATATGAAAGCTATGGAATACAAAGGACAGAAAGTTATTACAACAGCAATGCTTGCAGAAGCATATGGAACGAGTACGAGTTATATCAGTAAAAACTTTTCTCGTAACAAAAGCAAATTTGTTGAGGGAAAGCATTATTTCTATTTGGAAGGAAAGGAATTTAAAAACTTTGTAACCAGTAGTCTAAAAGACGAGTGGTCAAAGAGAGCAAGTCATTTATATTTGTGGACTGAAAGAGGAGCAAACCACCATTGCAAAATTCTTGATACAGACAAAGCGTGGGAACAGTTTGAAAATCTTGAAGAAACCTATTTCAGAGTTAAAGAGGCAGTCAATGCGTTTATTTCTCCCGATACGGTAAAGTACCTCAACGGTGTTGCAAATTATCTTCGTATTCAGCGTACAATTATGAAAGACAAAGGTTGCACACCTCTTGAAATTGCTCAAATGGATAAACTGACTTGTGATACATATGGAATTCCAATTCCCGACAGTTTGTCAGCTCCTAAACCATATGAACAGCTTGCAATTGCAGGTGTTACACAAAAGAAACTTGCTTCAAATGCAAATTAACCACAATTAAATATCTGTTAATTACAGCGCATATCTTCAGGTATGTGCTGTTTTTATATCCAAGGGTGTCGCTATTTGCTACGCCCTTTATTTTATATTGAAAGGATGTGAAAATATGGCGACAAAGGCGGGTGAAATTGAGCTTGATGTCAGGCTGACAGGTGATGATATTTCAAAAACATTGCATAAGATTTCCGATTCAATTACCAAAAAGTTTGATTCGGCGTTTTCAAGTCTTTCAAAAGATTTTGAAAATGTAAGCACTGATATGAAACAGTCCTTTTCAAAGGTTTCGGAGGGCGTTTCTCAGAAAACCGAAAAAGAGTTTTCAAACATCAAAGGCAGCGGTGAGCAATTAAGCAATTCGGTTTCATCTTCGTTTAAGAAAATAGGAATGGCTGTGGTTGCCGCTTTTTCTGTTGCAAAAATCAAGGAGTTCGGTCAGCAGTGCATTGAATCGGCTGCGGAAGTCAATGCGGCAAATTCGCAGTTTGAGCAGACATTCGGCACAATGCAGTCACAGGCAGAATCAGCCATTCAGAGCGTTGCCAATCAGAGCGGTATTCTTGAAACCCGATTGCAGGGCGTCGGCACAAGCATTTATGCCTTTGCAAAAACTACTGGAATGGACAGTTCAAGTGCTTTGGGAATGATGCAGGAGGCTTTACAGGTAACAGCCGACAGTGCCGCATATTACGACCGTTCGCTTGAAGACACCGCAGAAAGCCTGAAATCGTTCTTGAAAGGCAACTTTGAAAATGATGCCGCACTCGGTTTGTCCTGTACTGAAACCACACGAAATGCGGCGGCTAATAAGCTGTATGGCAAGTCATTTATGGATTTGTCGGAATCGCAGAAACAGCTCACGCTTTTGCAAATGGTCAAGGACGCCAATCAGCTTTCGGGTGCTATGGGACAGGCAAGCCGTGAAGCAGACGGTTGGGAGAATGTAACGGGCAACCTCAGAGAAAGTTGGAAACAGCTCCTTGCCGTAGTCGGTCAACCTATTCTTCAGGTGGCAACTCAGGTTGTAAAGCGGTTGAGTTCCGCACTTGCAACTTTAACGGAATATGCCAAAGGTGCGGTTGAATCGCTTTCAAAGGTCTTCGGCTGGGATACAGGCAACAACACCGCAAGCAATATCAAATCTGCGTCCGATTCTGCCAAAAGCCTTACGGATACGGCAGATGACAGTTCAAAGTCACTTGATAATGTTCAGAAAAGTTCCGAAAAAGCAAAGAGAAGTGTTGCGGGCTTTGATAAGCTGAATGTGCTTTCAAGCTCTGACAGCTCATCTTCAAAGTCAGACACCTCCTCATCAAAAAGCTCTTCAAGCGGTTCATCAGGCGGAGCCGTTGCAAAGAATGTTGTCAAGGACACAAGCAAAAACCTTTCTGGGGCATTCAAAAATCTATACGAAAAAAGCGGATTCAAAGGCTTTGTCGAGAATGTACAGAAAGGTATTAACAAGGTTGATTGGTCAGCTATAGGTAAGAACTGCAAGACCGTTTTTGATAATGCTGTTCCCATAGTTCAAAAGGCATTCGGCACAATGCAAAAGGTCGGTTCTGCAAAACTCGGGGCAATCGGCTCTGCATTCGGAGCGGTTGCGACAATCGGCGGAAAGTCGTTTCAGACCATTTCAGGCGGTGTTGCTAAGTGGATTTCAAAAGACAGGGAAAAGATTATCGGCTTTATAGACACCATAGGCAACAATCTTACAAACGGCTATAACAACCTTTCAGCCTTTTTTGATAATTTCGGTACACTTGCAGGCAATGCAATTGACAATGTTCGCCCTCAAATGGAAAAATCAATTTCCAATCTTTTAAGCGGTCTTACAACCTTTGCGGGCTCAGTCGGCGAAGTTGTTTCGGGTGCGTTTTCAACTGCAACCGAAAGCCTTGTTGAATGGACTGAAAATGACGGTGCAACAATCACAGAATTTCTTGAAAATTTACAATTGCAGTTTGCAGATGTGTTTGACTTTATCGGTCAGATTTTCGGAGATATCGGAACAATTATCAGCGAATGGTGGAATGGCAACGGACAGCAGATTTTTCAGAATGTCTGCAATATGTTTACCAATATCGGCACAACCCTGATGAATGTTTACAATCAATGGATTAAGCCTGCGTGGGATTTTATCGTAGCAATCGTAAAGTCAGCTTGGGAAAACTGGCTGAAGCCTGTTTTTGAAGGTGCAATAAACTTCTTCGGCAAGGTTGCAGACTGTGTTTCAACCGTGTGGAATAACTTCCTGTCACCGTTTGTAAACTGGCTTGTCAGCTTTTGGGGACCTATATTTCAGAATGTTTTCAATGCCGTAAAAAGGGTGTTTGATAATGTGTTTACATTTATCGGTGGGTTGGTTACCTCTATACAGAAAACATTCGGCGGTCTAATTGACTTCATTACAGGTGTTTTCTCAGGCGATTGGAACAAAGCATGGCAGGGTATCTATGACTTCTTCAAAGGCATTTGGGACGGCATTTGCGCCGTGTTTAAGTTCATTATAAACGCAATCATTGACGGCATAAATGCGTTGTGGACAGGTATTTATAACTTTGTTTCTGGCGTTGTTAATTCAATCGGCGGAATAGCCGGTATTATCGGAGCGGCTTTTGGACAGGATTGGAGTTTTTCAATGCCTGAAAATCCGCCTCTCATTCCGAGATTTGAAGAACCCACGGAATCACCGGCACGAAAATTTGCAAAAGGCGGTATTGTTAAAGCTCCGACACTTGCGGTTGTCGGCGATAACGCAGGTGCTAACAGCGGTAACCCTGAGGTTATTTCCCCTCTTAACAAGTTACAGGGTATGCTCGACAATTCGGGCGGTCAGGATACAGTGATTCTCACACAAATTCTTGACATGCTTAAACGCATTTATGAAATGTTCATTATCTTTCGCAATAACGGCGGCAACACTTATTCGTTTACTGCCGAGCTTGAGGGTTCAACGCTTTTTGAAGAAATGATAAGACAGGATGAGCTTTACAGACGCAGACACAACGGTAAATCCGCATTTGCATAAAGGGGGAAATGATATGTCAAATTATAACGGCTATTTGCTTAAATTCGGAAACAACATAATGCCGAATAAGTACATTACCGCATTTTCGTCAACTCCGAATCAGCGACTTGAAACTTCTGCGGAACGAGATCAGAACGGTACGCTTCAAAGGGCAACGCTGCCAAATTACAAAACAAAAATTTCGTTTTCAACTCGCATTCTTCATCTTGACGAAAAGATTGATTTTCAGTCGATTATCAACCTCTCAATGGCGAATAAGTTACAGAGGAAGTGCAGGGTAACTTATTGGAACGATGAAACGAACAGCTATTACACCTCTTATTTTTATATTCCTGATATTGAATATACCGTAATGAATGCTGAAAAGAATGATATAACCTATCAGCCGATTACGGTTGAGCTGATTGAGTATTAAGGGGTGATTCTTAAAAATGCTTGTATCTAAAGAAATTGCTGATAAGCTGAAAACAAACACACTTTACAACACCGTTGCCCTGCATTCTCCTGACGGTAGTTTTGAGGATATAACCGGCGAAAGTATCGTGCTTGACAGCTTTTCACTTGAAAATGAAATCGTTGAAAAAGAATTGAAATTCGGCGGTTGCATAGCCTCTGAAATGAGCGTGAAACTCATTGATTATGATTGCTCGGCTTTGATAGGAAAGACGGTACAGGTCATCATAACGGCAACATATCTTGAATCGGAGCTGTATCCGTCAGATGATTTGTACCCGTCAAATACTCTTATTTGTCCTGCCGAAACAGGAACGGTTGAATGTCCTGTTTTCTACGGTAAAATTCAGTCGGCTCAAAGAGATAAAAAACAGCGTAACATCGTCAAAATCACAGCCTATGACGCTTTTTATGATATGTCAAAGGTGGATGTGTCTTTGTGGTTTGCAGGCAAAGAGAACGAGGACGGCAGTTTTGCTTATGGTTATGCGCACTATCAAAAAGACGATAATTTTAAGAGCTTTTATTCAATAATCGCAGAATTTGCCAAAGATTATGCAATTACAGGGGTTTCACCGCCGAGCTTATCTGTCTTTAGTGTACCACTGAAATTTGATGATACCTGCGTGGAAAAGGTTATAAAGGACATTACCTTGTCAGATTTAATCCAAGCTTATGCAGAATTAACTTTGAGCTTTGCCGTTATAGATGCCGACGGAAAAATGCGTTTTAAAAGGCTGTATTCTCAATCTTCCGTTGAAACAATCGATTCGTACAAAGATTTATCCTTTGAAGATTACGAACTTGAGCCTATCCGTATGTACAGTGCTAAGTTTGCTGATAAAAAAGCGTATTTGTATGGCAACAGTAACGATTTTTCGTGGTATGTTTCCGATAACATTTTGATGAGGTGCAGAACAACAGCAAGTGATATCGGCACAAAATATAATTCTGTTAATTTTTTTGGTGATGTATATAAATACCGCCCGACAAAAATTAAGCTGTTTTCGTATTGGTGGCTTGAGGCAGGCGATAAGTACACAATTAAAACTCCGTTTGAAGATTTGCCGACAATCGAAACATTTGTGTTCAATAAGAAAATGGACGGATTTATAACTGCCCTCACATCAAAGGGCGAAAAACGATTAGGAAAGGAAGTAAAAGAAAATGAACAAATACAATAAAATTGTCTTTGTGAACGGCTCTGCTCCGCCCCTCAATGCCGACAACCTCAACCATATGGACGAGGGGATTGAACGGGCAACAGACGGAGCAATTGCACTTGAAACCGAAATAGCCACGGCAAGAGGCGGTCAAAATTCGCTTGGAGCAAGGCTTGATAAAACAGACAAGAGTATTGCCCGAAAGCTTGATTCAATGCCGTTCGACAGCGAACCCAAAAATAACAGCCCGTGTTATCTCACAAGCGGAGCAATTTACAACGCTCTGCTTGTGAAAGCAGATAAAACCGCCTTGGCGACTAAATACGATTCGTCAAATATTGAAAGTGGTACAGCTACTCTTACTCCGTACTCTACTCAGATTGATAAAATAAAATCTGCA